CTGAACCTTACGAATAATACCTTCGGTGCTATCTGCAATTGGACCGAATAGATATGTTTTTGCAGTAAATTGTAATGTATAGATTAGTGCTCTCCTTGTAGAAAAATCTCCTTCATAATCGTCCTGGAAGTTGATGCTATCAAGAACAATTGGAATATCTCTTTTTTCTCCAATTGAATCTACAAGTTCGACTGTAATATTAAATGATGGTTGAAAATATGGAAGAATTTGCTCAATTATTTGTAATGCATCATCATTTAACTTCGTAAGAATATTCAGTTCAAATCCAATATTATATGGAACTGGCATGTAGACTTTTTTGATTCTATTGTTATCGTCTACTGCCTTGAATGTTTGAGTTACGGATGTCTTTCTCGTTGCATCATATTGAATGCTGTTCATTTCAAATGACATTCTAGGAAGACCAATTTGAACCGCTCTATTCAGATCAGCCTGTTGTTCGATTCTTGCCAGAAACTTCTGCATTGGACCATATGCCAATGGAACTTTCATTTCACTTATTACATTACTTTCAGCATCCCTATGTTTAATGTAAATCTGATTAAACAGTGTGCCAAAAGATATGACTGTTTTACGAAGTATTTCGTGATAAAAATAAGTTCCTAGCATCAATAGTTACCAAATGGATTTGATTGAGTGAAGTCTAAAATAAGATCCGCTTCACTTTCGATTTCATCGTTTTCTGTGTATTTATCATATAAATCACGTTTATCATGTTCTTTGATTGAGAATGTTGCTGAAGAAGCAGCGCCAACTAGTGTTTCTCCAACAGTAAATGTGCCACTGACATTGGAAACTTTAAGAGTGTTTGTGGTATCATCCCAATCCTTAACCCTTGCTCTAGTTCCGGATGAAGATGCAACAACTTCTTCATTAAACTGATAAGTTCCAACACCAGCAACGGTTGGAGGCGCTGCAATAGTGACTGATGGAGTTGAACTATATCCGTATCCTGGATTGGTAATCCTAATCGCAGTAACAATACCGCCAGTAGAAATACCAGCAACAGCAGTTGCTCGTTCAACAGCTGGATCCTTGAATTGATCTTCATTGGATATTGTGACTGTTGGTGCATCTGCATGAGGAGACTTGGTATATCCATTACCAGCATCTACTATTGCAATGCTAGTGATAGAACCACCAGCACTTACAACTGCTGTTCCAGTTGCAGTTGTTCCAATAGATGTTGTAACAGAATCAACCATTAGACGGAAGTTGTCATTTCCACTTCCATCTCTTGCTTCATAGAAATCATTGGATGGATTAGAACTTACTTCAAAGTCATAACCACCATAGACAGTTGTGAATCCAGTTACACCACCACTTCCATTAACAGAATCGATACGGATTATTGCTTCCGTTCCACCCATGCTTACATTATTTGGAACCAATCGAACAGTTTCATTTGCTTGATATCCACTACCAGCGTTCACAGATCTTATCGAATCAAGAACACCAGATCTTGTAGGTGTGGATACTGTTACTGTTGGTGCTGCAACATATGCTTGACCACCAGACGTTATAGTAAATTCTGTAATAGTTCCACTAGCACCTACTGTTGCGGTTGCCGTTGCTCCTGGATCAGGTCTAGCAATTGTAACAGTAGGTACTAATGGGTAACCTGCTCCACCAGAGTCTACTGTAATTGCAGTAACTCCAGTGGAACCCAATCCAACTATTGCAGTATTAATCGAACAAGTTGCAGCTGCACCTGTTCCACCGCCACCTTGGATTAAAATATTTGGAATTGTTGTGTATCCAGCGCCTGCATTGGTTATTAAAATTTCTTTAAGAGAAGTGATTCCACCTTTTGTTGTTAGCACACCAACTGCGGTTGCCGTTGTTCCTGTATTATCTAATGGATCCTCAAAAGTAATTAAAGGTGGTGAAGTAAACCCAGATCCATCATTATTAAGGAATATTTCTCTAATATAACCAGTATTGATAAGTGCAGATGCTTCTGCAGTAACACCAACACCAATCATTCTTAGTGTGGTAATATATCCTTCTTTCTCTACCTGCCTATCAATATCAGAAATGGACGTATCAATAACTTCATCTTCATATTCGAAGAGTTCACACTTTAATTGATAAACATAATTTTTCCCTAATTGATAAAAAGGATCTTCATGCTCTACAAACTTAACTTCAAATAACCTTTGACCTAGTGGAAAATAAATTAAATCTCCTTCTCTAGGTCTAGTTGACAGTGGAACTTCACTATCTGGTTCTGCCGCTAGAAAGGGAGATATAAAATCTTCGAATCTTTCTTTTGAGATAGTTAAAGTTACTTCATCTTTAAGTGACATTCCAAATTTTGTTAGAATATCTCCACCACCAGCATATCCCTCATATGTATTAACATATGCTTCAATAGAGTAATTATCATCAAACTTAGATGACTCTACCTCAGTAAATATATTATCTACATTGATTAATTTTCTTGGGATGTATGTAACTTCTACACCATACATCCTTAACTGTTCATTGATCAGAGATTGTACTAACCTCTGTTCAGAACTAGAACCTTGAAGAAAAAAGGGATTTAATGCCATTATCCAATAAGATCGAGAGGTGGTAATTCATGCTCTAGAGTCATAGTTTGTTTTAGTTGCTCTAGTTCTCTTTCAGCATCTTCATAAATTTCTCTACCATTCAATTCAATTCCACCAGGAAGTTTAACGCCTCTAAACTTAATTAGGTTTTGTCCCCATTGCCTTTTCATTAAAGCAGTCAAATATTTTTTAACAAAACTATCATTATAAACTTGGGTGAATGATGCTGGATCCAATGCTCTATAACAATCAATGATTAAGAAATTGCCAGCAGTTTGTGCATTCCAATCAATATCAAGATACATTCTATCTTGACGCTTATTAAATCTAATTTGCTTATCCGTTGTTAATAAGAAATCAATATCTTCCAAATAACTCTTTGTCATTGCATATTGCAATAACTCTACGGAATTAAAGTAATATAAATCATTTAAAAATAGTTGATATTTGATACTAAACATTCCACCTGAAATGCTACTAGTATCAAACTTAAATACTCGTTCAATTCCAATCACAGAATCTGGAACTTGGATAAAATTGGAATTCTCATAAAAACTTGATGTAAAGTTTCCAGAACCACTATCAACAGATGTTGCCGTAGTGGTTACAATACCAACGCCCGTTGTTCCACTTGCCTTTCCTCTATCAATGTCTGCTTGTTGCAGTTCATATTTAAGGAACATTCTCTCAACACCATCAAAGTGCCTTTCATTAAAATATTGAATTGCATCATCTACTAGATCATCAATTTGATCATCATCAATATTGATTTCTAAAACGGGCGCACCTAAACGCCTTAAGCAATAGTCAATAAGTCCTTGGCGTGTTGATGGTTTTGCCATTATCCAACCTCTGCGTTTTGGTAATCCTCAGATTTTTTAGATCTTGGTTTGGGTATTGATGGAGTTTCTTTTTTTGAATTTTGCTCTTCTAGCAAACGCATCAATATAGAATCTTTTTCACTCTCAAGAGTTTTGAGATCATTAGTAAGTGTTTGTACTTTTGCCTCTAATAAAACGTTTTGGTTTGCTAGTGTTGCTAATTTTTGATTATACAAATTCACCAACACATTAATGTCAACTTCACGATTCATGGTTTAGAAAGTTCCTCCGTCAAGAGTTGATGTCCAAATTGGTTTGTCAGTGTATGTAGTAGAAACAAGTGTTGGATTTCTACCAGTTGTTGTTCCGTCTGCAACAAGGTCATTTGTGGTATCAAATGTTCCCTGAACACCAATCAAAGTAACAGTATTTGATGATGTGGTTGTAGTTTTAACCATACCATATGCGGAACTATTACTCAACTGAGTAATTTGAGCACCTTCTGTAAAACTGTGTGTGCCATCTAGAGTTAGAACAATTTCAGTAACGGCAGTTAGTATCTGCGTTGAAGTAATTGTATTGGAACTTGGTGAAGCACTTGAGGTTTGTAAACCACTACTATCAAAGTAAACAATACCATGGGTAAAGAAATCACCAGTTTGATAGTATATACCTTTAATATCAAGATTACCCCTAGTACCAGTCATTACACTGTTACTATTTGTAGCATCTGGAATATAAGTCCATGCTCTTTCTGGAGCAGAACTGTTTTCACCAGCACTATCGTTATAACCAAAGAATCCAAGTTTGTTATTACCAGAACCACTACTGGTATTGTAATTAAATGAAATACCTCTATCAGTATTGGTATCGTATGCGTGAGTAACTGTTAGTTGGGTGGTTGTTGTAATACCAGCAGTAGTATTAGCACTTAAAGTGATGATCTTTGTTGCTGGATCATAAGAACTAACTGAAGTTGCCCCAGGAATTGCAGCATCACCACTGATAACATCTCCAGTATTAATTCCAACAATAGAATCGACTGTAATTGTAGAAACACCTGTTGCAACTTCGGCAGTAACTGTTCTTACGCTAGTTACATCACCAAGTTTAAAGATCGCTTCGTTTGCAGTAACTGATGTTGAGTTAACAGTAGTTGTTGTACCATCAACCTGAAGGTCACCTTTAACAACAACTAAACCTTCGTTGCTCAGTCCATCGGGATATGGGTCAATGTAAAGAACGTTTCCACCACCCG